GTTTGGACATTTCTCTTCTGCTACGAATATGCGTATTTTCAATACATTTCTTAGCTCATTGATTCCGTTTGCTGCTCTTCTCGCCATACATGTGGTTCGACGCTTGTGTGACGACTATGAAGACCGCTCATGGATACAGTGGGTGTTACGGCAACCAAGTCGGCTTGAAACAAAAGTCCTTTTGATTGCCTATGGGTTGATTCAACGCATTTTGTGGGTGCTAAGTGAAATCGATTTCCGAGCAATACAGTGGTATGTAATAACTGGCTTCTTGTGTCAAGTTTGCTATCTTTACATCAGGAAACAACAGTTTGCAGGGCTCTCCTTCATCACCTGGATAGTTGACAAATGCAGCGTACGGCTCGCCAAAGACTGGCGGAGTGATTTTCGAAATTTGACCTTTCCCGCGGGGGTAGCACCCCGGGTTAAGTCTCACTCCCATCCCCAGTCGGCCGCTATACGAAATACTGCATCACGATTGATCAACCGTTTTATCCGGGACCAAGGATATGAGCCTTATTCTGTTTGTGCTTCTGAAACTGACTTAAGAAACGAGTTATCCGGCTTTAGGCTCCTCTATACTGAGAAAGATGCATGCTATGAGTGGGCGGGTTTCCGACCACCAACGGGGTTAGAAGTTATCAAATTAGCCGACGTTGACTATTATTTGGATATAGAATATTGGCTATCATACGGAAGACCCTTGTTGATCTGGACTACCGTCCCTCTGGCAGCGTCAGGACCAGTCCCTAATGGGGCCTACACCTTCAACGAGTCGGGAAACTACCAACTGAATATGACAAGTGGAGCGAGTTACAGCCATCCTCTGTGGAATTATGAGTTCGACTCAATTGTTTATCATGAGAAAGTATGCGGCATACCAATTAAGACCGTATGCTATACAGTCGAACAAATAATGCATCCAGAGGACGCTTCACGTCGATTGATCGGAATGTTTCCAGCGCGGATAATTTACGGTCCCGCTGGGTGGTTTGCACCTGGGTCGAGGATGAAACGCCGTCGCGTAGTGAAGAAAGGCGAAGCACAACACTGGATTAGCACGAGGTTCCTCAAACACGACACCGAAACTGAGGAGATGGCTAAAATTCGCTTGGAGCGAGACTTAACAGACAAGGACACATTGATTGATGCTGGAGTTACCGAATATGTATCATTTGGACATTGCAACGTGTATCGTTGCGCCATGATACCTCGATCGGTATTAACAACAGCATGGAGTAAGTTCAAACGTGCCAAGGAGGCACCAGTTGCGTCAGTTGAGTCATATCTCCGGGCAGAAAGCCGCATGTTTCCATTTTTAGCATGGTGGGCAAATAATCGCATGTCATTTACGACAATGGCTACTCTTTTGATCGATGCTTTCATCGACTGTCCCACCTTGTTTGAAATCCCGTTAGGGGAGATGCATGCGATGTTGCCGCCTCCAAATAATGTCTCCTATACACCGTATCGGGGGCAAGTAATTGAAGATGAACCTTGTGTTGTCCGGAGTTTGTTGCCACCCGGGGCGAAAGCTCCGTTTCTTCAAGCTGTTGGACCGACGCGTGGTGTGAATTCTGATGCCCAGTGTATCGAAGGGCGAATCACTAGCATACGTAACTTTGCGAATGGAACAGTTGCAGACGAAGTTGCCCTAGACCATTTCATTGACAACCTGCTTAAGACTGCGGGTGTGTCACCCCAAACCCTGACACCAACTGATTTCGATCATGTCTTCGAGAAACAGAAGCGCCCTACACAACGGCGTATCTTAGCTATGGCTGAGTCGTGGTTCTCCACTGAACCTTCGACTTTTAAGTCAATGTTGAAGACATTCATGAAGGGTGAGGCCTATGGCAAAATAACTGATCCACGCAATATCACCACCATTTCCGGAACGGTCAAAATGAACTATTCGAGGTATACCTACGCGCTTCAAAGCGTGATGAAACATCAGAGCTGGTATGCTTTTTCGAAGAGTCCCCGTGAGCTCGGGCGAGCCATCAACTCTCTTTTGGCCGGAAAGGATAATGTCGTTCCCACAGACTTTTCACGCTGGGATGGACGCGTGTCAGAGTGGTTAACCAAGTGCTTCTTACGATTCTTGAAACGTAGCTTTGGACCCGAATATCATAGTGAATTGGAATCCCTGTACAATGCACAATACTGTACGAATGCAGTAACTGCAAACGGGTTGAAATACAAACACTTATTTGATATGCCATCTGGGTCCCCACATACATCAATCAAGAATACGTTTTTGAATGCGTTTGTGAACTACTTAGCACGCATTGATTCTGGCGAAAGCTTTGCTCAAGCTTGGAAAGGTCTCGGGATCTATGGGGGAGATGACGGGTTGACACCTAATATTAGTACCAGCACACTGGAGCGGACATGTGAAAGGCTGGGACTTAAAGTTAAGGCGAAAGCTTTACTACCTGGTGACCCCGTTGACTTCCTTGGCCGCATATTCCACAATGGCTGGGTAGACCAAGGTGAAGATGGCGCTCCTAGCCACATCGATGTCGCAAGACAACTTGGCAAACTATATGTCACCGCCAGTCCTAAGACTGTGCCAGATCCTGAAGTATTAGTTCGCAAAGCTCAAGGCTATCTCATAACTGACTCTCGTACCCCTGTCTTGTCCAATTGGGCAAGGGCTGTCTGTCGGGTGTATCCCGCGGAGGCTGAGGCTATCGGCGCAATGCTCAAAGAAACGATGCGCGATAAGAAACTTGTTTCGTCGCTCGCAGGGGATAGCCACAGTGAACTTTTACGCGATTTTAATTGGTTTGCAACTTTCTTGGACAACGATGGAAGATTCAACAACAGTGGAATCAACAACGACGACGTCCTTGCGCTCATTAGCGGAGCGTGCAAGTTCAGCAGCGGAGAACTTTCGGCGATCAGCAAGCAGTTCGACGACTGTGCAAATGCTGGTGACCTCTTTCGGGTTGGTTTATCTGACCCGACTGCAACAATTACAGTTGAGGTTGATGCAAGGCACGGCGACGATATTAAACTTGTTGACAAAATGCCAAACAACCGAGGGAAAGGAGTCGCTGCTGAGCGAGTACAACCAACTGGTGGCGAAGGCGGTGGGGACCGAGCTGCAAAGGCAGTCGTCTCTGACGCCGCTACCGGGAACAACCGACCCGCTGATGGACCTACAGGACCGATACTTCCGGCACAACGTGAGGTTGGCTCAATCGATGCTCCTGCAGCTAGCCAGCTGCCTAAGCAAGGAGAGCCAACTGTGCTGCGAACATCAGTGGGCAAAGCTCCGACGGGAGATCGAAGACCTACAGCTGACAAGAGTGGAAGTGCTCATGTTGGCAAGGGTCGCCGAAAACAATCCGGACCTCAAATTGTGGCCCGGGCTCCTACCGAGCGAGTGCCTGCTGAAGGAGCAGCACAGGTTGGGCTTACAACTCCACCCACAGTTAACACCAGTTCTGTGGCCGTTCCTGAACAATCAGGAAGGAGCGATCAGCCGACTGCAACTGGACCATCTAGTGCCCACGAAACTACCGCAGAACAACCCGACAACACCGTGCTGCATACCACCGTGGCACCTGCGGTCAATCCCGCGGACGATGCTATCCGAACGCAGCAGCCACAGCGAGACGTGGCTGAGCGAGGGGGAGGATGTGATCGATCCGCCAACACGAAGGTCGTCACTGAGCGAAATAAAGTTCAACGACGACGCGCAGCATTAAAGATGAAGAAGAAGGCGAAGCGATTGGCTGCAACCAACATGAAGCTGGTTGCTGACAGTACACCAACTCCTGCAATTAGTGGTGGCGAGGCCCCGATGGCCCCACCGCAGGGGGAGGCAGGAAAATCAGCAACTGCTGACGGTTGAGCCTTCGCTTGACCCACACCGTGGAC